TAAGCGTAGCCAACGTCCTCAGTTCATATCAACAAGTAACGGTCTAAGCAGCCAAAACGTGCAAGAGGACATCTTTATGGAATATGAAGCTATCCTAGAAGCTAACGAGTTTGTTAACCCGCTAGGTTATGTTCCTATCATTTGCGCATACAACCAACGTAAAGTACAAAATGGTTTAGGCATTTCCGATGTTGTCGACGTATCAGACCAACAACGTATGATTTATAACTTGTGTAGTGAGCTAGAACAAAACATTCGTATCAGCAGCCACCCAAGCCTAGTTAAGCCAGGCGATGTAGATGCAGCAGCAGGCGCTGGCGCAGTTATTAATATGCCAGACAATATGGATCCTGCGCTAAAGCCCTACCTACTTCAGCCTACTAGCGCAACTGTGGACAGCATTATCAAAGCAATTGAATATCACGTGGGTTGTATTGACAAGATGAGTTCACTAGCCAGTGTGCGTGGAACACAAACAATGCAAAGCGGTGTTGCACTAGAAGCAGAATTCCTATTGTTAAACACACGTCTAGCCGATAAAGCAAGCAACCTAGAGAAGATTGAATACAAGATTTGGGACTTATGGTTCGATTGGCAAGATCAAGAGTGCCCAGAGGACTTTGATGTCGAGTATGAAGACAGTTTCTCTATCCGCGATAGCCAACGTGAACTAACAATGCTTAAAGATGGATTGGCATTAGTCGATAATGCACTATTCCAATTGGAAGCAAAGAAAGCAGTTGTTGCACTTACCCTGTCTGATGATTGCGAAGTCGAAGCAGTATGCGCAGACTTGGACCTACAATATGAATTAGCGTTAGCAGGTGCAACTCCAGCCGAAGTTAAGCAGATCGAAATGGATATGCTGGCAGCAGATATGGCAGCAGATGCCAATATGCCAGATGAAGTCGATAGCGATGACGGCACTGTGGATGCAGTTGATCCAAGCAACATAGACAACACTAAAAATTAATTATGATAATATCACAACAAGGCAAGGCTGCATTATACAGGCTTGTCCTGTTGTTGTTAGCTAGACATTTTGAGCAGGACGACGATTCTGACGAGTGATTCATTAAATATACAACTGTGGGACTATCCCACATTAATCAATTAGGAATAAAACAGGATAATGACTGAAAACATTAGTAACGTGGCTGCAACTGGTAACGAGATTCCAGCAGCAAATGCCGCAAGTACAAACAGTACAACACAAACCTCGGCCGACAATGGCAAGACTTTCTCACAAGATGAAGTTAATGCAATTGTTACAAAACGACTAAGCCAGCTAGAAAAGAAATATCAAGGAATTGATGTTACTGAATATCAGGATTTAAAGAATATGAAAGAAGCACAGGATACTGAAGCTGCTCTCAAAAGACAAGAATTCGATAAAGTTCTAGGACAGGTTAAGTCAGCATCGGAACTAAAGATTTCCGCATTGCAAAAAGAACTAGAGACTATCAAAATTGATGGCGCACTAATTTCCGAAGCGAGTAATCGCAAGGCAGTTGCTCCAGATAAAGTAGCAGCCCTATTACGCAATCAACTAAAGTTGGCGCAAGACGGTCAAGTCGAAGTACTAGATTCTAATGGCCAGGTTCGCTTTAACGCTGATAAAGCAAAGCCCCTTGGTATTAGTGACCTAGTAGATGAATTCTTAAAAGAGAATCCATACTTTGTGCAAGCGAACTCCGCAGGCTCAGGTGCACGTAATGCAGGCCAAGAGGCAGGCATAGGAAACGTTGATATTGCTTCTTTAGATATGCGCAAACCTGAACACAGGGAATTGTATCGTAAGATGAAGTCAGCGAAATAATAGAATAGAAAAGAAAATAATATGTCACAAAATACATCATTAAACAGCGAATTATTCGCAAACTTAGTCGTAGAAGCTCAGATGGCTGCATACGAAGGCTCTGTTGCTCGTCAATTAGTAACAGTTTTTGACGCTCCAGTTAACGCCGGAAAATCACTCCAAGTTCCTGTGTGGAGCCGCGTAACTGCTGGTAACCTAACTGAAGGTACTGCCGCTGGTGCAACTAACACTGACACAAGCCAAGCTCTTATCACCCTAGGTGAAATCGGCGTTTACACTCAGATCACTGATATGTTACGCGACAGTTCATACTCTAACGTTGCTGCTACCCTAGGTGCACAAACTGGTATGGCTATTGCTGAAAAGATGGACGCTGATGTGTTCGCATTGTTCTCAGCATTCGACGAAGTTGGTCCTGGCGCTGGTCAAGAACTAACTGTTGCTCACTTGCTAAAGGCCGCTGCTACTCTACGTAACCGTCGTTTGACTGGTCCTTTCTACTGCGTGATTTCCCCATTAGCTGCTTACAGTGTTAAGCGTGAATTGTCTGGTGCTGGTGCAAGTTCATTGCCTGCACTAAGCAACGCTGGTAACCAAGTGTTAACAAGCGGCTTCATCGGTACTATCGCTGGTATCAATGTATACGAATCTGCATTAGTTGCTACTTCTGGTTCTGATTCAATCGGCGCTGTGTTCCACAGTGGTGCTATCGGTTCTGCTATGCGTGGTACATTGACTTACGAAGCAACTCGTCAAGCTCAAAACCGTGCAACTGACTTGATGGTATCTGCCGTAACTGGTCAGGCTATCCTACAAGCTGGCTTTGGTGTTAAATTAACATCCGACGCAACTATCTAATATTAGATAAAGGGGAGAAGATTACTTTTCCCCATTTAGGAAAAATAAAATGATAATTGCTAATAATTCAGATCTAACAAAATATTACCCACAGGCCCTAGAGTATGGCATTAGTGATTGGTCAGCAGAACTAGCGTCCGCGCAAGAAGACGTACTGTTGATTATCAAGACTAAATGGTTCTTTGTTGAATTCGGATCATTACGGACTAGAGGTATGGTTACACAACCTATCTTTAATCCTGAACTATTAGTAGCAACTCAGTGGAACAAAGCAGTAGTGTATCGTGCACTTTATGCATACGTACTACCAAAATTAAGTAACTTCCGTGTTGAAGGTGACGCATTTCAAAAAGCCGCAGAGTTTTATGATGAACGCTTTGATGAAGAAATGGATTTACAACTTAGTGGCGGTGTGCAGTATGATCTTAACAAAGATGGCAACATATCACACGCTGAAGAATTCCCTAGTTTAACAAATAGATTGTATCGCTAAGATGAGAGAACAAATTACACAACAAATTCTGGCTCAGCTAAAGTCAATACCTGCACTAGGTTACGTTACACGTGATCCAGTTGTGGTAGAAGAATTAGCTGCTCCGCAGTTTCCTTGTGCACTAATTGAAAGTGCTGATGAAACTAGAGAAGTTATTGCGTCAACTGCTCCCATCTATTTTATAATGGCAAAGATCACGTTTAATATAAATTTATGGACTCGTAATCCGTATCAAGATAGTAAGCGTAATAAGTTGTTTGCAGACATAGAAGCAGCGTTAGTAATTGATCGTAAGTTGGGTGGTGTCGCTGATGATGTTATTGTCAGAGAGATACAGATCCAACCACAAGGTACGCAACCGTACGGACAGTCAACTGTGAAGGTTGAAGTAGATTATAGTTATAGCAACTAACAGAAAAGGAAATTCAAAATGGCAACAAATTTAGGCAAAGACGGCGTTGTGAAAGTTAAGACTGCATCAGGCACTTTAACAGCAGTTGGTCACATCCGCGGATGGACTATGGACGAGAAAGTAGATCAACTAGAAGCTACTTCAATGGGCGACCAATACAAAGTATATCGCACTGCACTTAAAGACTGGTCTGGTTCTCTAGACGTTCTTTTCGACGCAGAAGATGCAGGTCAAGACTTGATGGTTGTTGGTTCTACACTAACAATCACAGTGTATCCAGAAGGTGCTGCTAGCACAACTGGTACATTGAGTGGTGATATCGTAATTACTGGCGTTAACACAAAGGCTACTTATAATGGCTTAGTGGAAGCTAGCATTACATATCAAGGTACAGGTCCTGTTGTTCGCGCTTAATTTAATTAAGTCGGGCAAGTAAACTCAAATAGGCTCTTCGGAGCCTATTCTTATAGGGAAATATATGTCAAGCGATCCAAAGAACACAATGAAACAAATTAAGACCGAAGCGGAATCGGCATTCAATCGTCAAGTTAACGAAACCATCAGTGCATTACGTGCTGCAACTCCTAAGAAGACCGGCTTTGCTAGTCGTCAATGGCGTGCACTAAGTTATAAGATTGGAGAATCAAAGCCAGTGCTGGTCAACGATGCTCCTTATATCGACAAATTGGATAACGGACACAGCAAGCAACAACCAGTGCCGGGTTGGATTGATCGTGTTATTGCAATTATCGAAAAGAAGTTTGCTCCTAAAAACCAATAACCTGGTTTTGCATTTCCTAAAATAAACATATAACTAAATACACTGTCGCAAAGACGCCCCCACGTTACAAGGAAATATATTATGTCAGCAATCGATAAAGCAAAAGGCCACTTTAAGAGTGTATTAGCACAAGGTCTACAGGGCCCAATCATCGTTAGTGAATGGGATTTGAAAGTCTACTTCAAGCCAGCAACTACATTCCAACAAGAAAGCCGCATTGTAGAACTAACCAGTCAAGGCAAACAAGTAGAAGCACTTGTTGAGTCTATGATTATGCGTGCTCTAGACATCGACGGTAAGCCATTGTTTAACAAAGCAGACAAGACAGAATTAATGAGAGAAGTTGACCCTAACGTGATTATGAAGATCATTACGGAAATGAATGACCCGGATCGCGCCGCAAGCGTCCAGGAAGCTCTGGGAAACTAAAGGACGACTTTGAGACGTTGTTCCTATTCAAAGTCGCTGTTGAATTGGGAATGACAGTTGAGGAAGTCGTCAACAAGATGAGTATTATTGAATTAGCAGGGTGGCAAGTCTACTTTAAGTTTATCAATGATGCACAGAAAGAACAAAGCGGCTAGATGCCGCTTTTTTGTTAAGGAACTATTATGACAACTCATAATATTACGGTTACCGCAACAGACTCGACCAAAAGTGCATTTGGTAATATCGAGAAAAGCCTAGCTGGTCTAAACTCTACTGCTTCTCGACTACAATCAACATTTATTGCTATGATTGGCGGGCTAAGTGTCAGCCGAGTAATTGAAACAGCAACAGAATTTCAAAACTTAGAAGTACGATTAAAAGCAGTATCCGCAGCAGGCACAGACACACGTGCAATATTGGCTAGCCTAAGTGCTGCTAGTACTGGCACCGCAGGTGGTGTTGCAACAATGGTTGAGGCTTATGCCCAACTTAAATTAGCCGGTTTAGATGCCAGCACTAGCACTATCTCAAGTCTTAAGAACTTGGCAGGTGCATCAGGAAATGAATTAGGACGTACTGCCGAGATCATCGGTAAAGCATTCCGTGGCGAATTTGGCAAGTTAGATGACTTTGGTATCGAAGTAGAGAATCGCGCAGGCAAGTTTGTTGTTAAGTATCAAGGACAAACACAGGCAATCGTGTCCAACACTGCACAGGTTGTTAATGAGATTATTAAGTTAAGCAATACCAATGCAAGTTTCTCAGATGCAGCAATTGCAAAAAGCAAAACATTAGATAGCCAATTAAGCAAGTTACGTGGCACAATTGAAAAAGGCATCGGCACTAGCAACCTAGCTGATAGTCTAGGTACATTAGTAAGTAAAGTAAACGAGTTCTTTATATCCTCAGGCAGTGTTACAAAGGCAGCAAACTATCTAGCTGCGGCAATTAACTTTTTAGGCGATAACTTTAGCACCATTATTACTATTGCAACAAGTTTACTATTAGTGTTCAAAGTATTTGTTCCTTTAACTGCGGCAATTAGTACAGGTGTTAATGCATTTGGACAAGCGATACGAGTTGGCGGAGCGTTACTTGCAACATTTACTGCCCCATTCAAATATATTATAGATGCATTTTATTACTTTGGTGTCAACGTACTTCGTGCGATTGGCATTATGGAAAGTGGATTTCCTGTCGTTGCAAGTTTAGTATTCGCAGTGCGCGGATTACTTGTTAACCTATTACGTCTAGCAGGTTGGGTCGGTGTTGCTATTGCTATCGTAGAAGCAACAAACCTAGTTGTTAAGGCATTCACAGGCTTTGATATTCTAGATTGGGTATCTGATAAGTTCACAGGCTTAATTAAACTTGCAAAAGAATGGTTAGGCATTAGTTCAAATATTGCTGCAACAACTGCATCCGCATTACCTCCTGGTGTTACTCCAAGTACAGCAGGTGCAGGTCGCGGTAATCAAGGTGGCCCAAGTGCAGCAGACATTACTGGCGGCAACAAAGGTAAGGATGCAAATCCATTCCTACGTGATATGCTTGAGAACTTTACCAAGACACGTGGCGAGCTAACTGTTCTACAAGGTGCAATGAAAGGAATTAAAGATTCCAACATATTGAACTTAATGTTCGACGAAGCAAGTAGTCGTGCCGAGAAGTTTGGCATTATACTTGAGAAGCCAATTAGTTTAATCGGCCGTGACTTTAGAATGGCTCTAGACAAGTCAACAGAGTCATTACGTGTTGAAGCAATCAATTTACAAAACACTAAAGGTCAAATGGCACAGTTCTCTAATGAACTGTTAGCAGCAGAGCAGGCAAGCGATAAGATGTCAATGCGCTTGGATAACCTAGGCTTAATGACTGCTAAGTTCTATGGCGAATTGATGGTTGGTGCAAATACTGTGCGTGAAGGTGCAATGCGTCTTGCAGATATGCAATACCAACAAGGCAAGTTTGTGCAGAACTTACAAACTACTCGCCAAGAGTTAGAAGGTCAAAGCATTACACTTCGTTTATTGAATGAAGGTTATGCAGCCGGTACTATCTCTATGATCGAGTATGTGGATGCACTAGGTGGCATTAATGAACGTTTGTTAACACAAAAAGAATTAACTACACAAATTACATCTAACACACAGAAAGAAATCGCACACACAGAAGCAATGACTGAAGCCGCAGGTGCTGCATTGTTGGCAGCTGGATCAATGGCTGAAAAGTTATCTATCTATAAGCAGTACAAAACAGAACTAGGTACAATTATATCATTAGAAAAAGCATTACAAGTTGAAGCACGTAAGACTATGTTGGAAGAAGATCGTAAGGCTAAGATCCTACGTGATAGTATTCCAGTGTACGAAGAAATTGCCAACGTTGCATATGACAGTACTAAAAAGGCAGGCGATGCACTAACACAGAACTTAACTGAATCAATTATGACAGGTAAGGGATTGTTAAGTTCATTCAAAGACTTCTTCAACACTATCCTTAACGATATCGCAGCAGCAATTGTTAAGAAGCAGTTTGTTAATCCAATCGTCGATAGTATTAGCGGTATGATGACAGGTGGCAGTGGCGCAGGTGGTATTGCCGGAATGATCTCTGGATTGTTTAAAGGCGGTGTTGGTACTCCTGGCAGCAGCAGCTTCGTTGGTCCTATGATGCCTAGCAGTGGTGGATTGAACCTAGGCGGCAGTGGCGGCGGAATTATGGATTCAATTACACAATTCTTCTCAGGTATGTTTGCAGACGGTGGAACTATTCCTGCCGGTCACTTTGGTATTGCTGGTGAAGCAGGCGCTGAATTGATTACAGGACCAGCAACAGTTATCCCACAAAAAGCACTAGGCGGTGGAGAAGCACCTATCATTGTTAACCTAAGCCTAAACGCAATCGACACGAAGTCAGGCGTAGAGTTCTTAGTGCAAAACCGTGCAGTGATTACTGGAGTTGTCCAGCAGGCATTTAACCGCAACGCCAAAGTAGGCTTTGCGTAAACAATAGATAGCATAGAATAGAAAGATAATATATGACAACAAATAATAGTTATGATGCGGCATTTACGTATCCAAACAATTCCACAACGGATTATGTTGACCCAGCATTACACGATACAATTGTAAGTCGTTTTACTGATATTACTAGTGAGATTTTGTTTCCTGGAACTGTGCTAGAAGGAGCTGGCGGCGCATTACGTGCCGTTAGCAAGTTCAATGCAACATTATATGATGCAGATTTTGCAGAACGTTCAATCAAGCCAAGCCGCAAGGCCTACAACAATGTGCCGTTGATTACTACTAATATGGTTAAACATAATTTTAGTTTCACAGCGATTGAAGCAATGACTCCATTAACGTTGACTACTAATACTCCACACGGCATTTATACTGGTCAACGCTTCTTGTTTCAAAACGTTGTGTCTAACAACTCAGGTTTACAAAACAACCTAGACA